ATTCTTGATGGTGATTTATCTTCGAATAGTCCTTTATATGATTCTGGTGCTGGTGTAGGTAAAGTTTATAGTCAACCATATAATTCTGCCATTTTATCGGTTCCTGAGTATTCTCACCATAAAATGACAAACTTTGTCTTTGCAGACAAGCAAGACTTAGGTTTACTATACAGAAAAATCTCACACGTCTTTAGTCAATTCCAACCAACGATTGACGATGTATATGTTGAAGGTTCTTCAACTCCAGTAACTACAGTATGGTCCGCTACAACAGCATACAATAGTGGCGATACAGTTCTATATGATGGCAAGGCATATCGTGCTGCATCTGCATCGACAAATGTAAGACCAAGTGCAGATAAAACAAAATGGAGTCTGCTTGTCATTCGTACAAGAGAATTTGATTATAGAATTCAAGAAAACAGAATTGTTGGTCCTCTTTCTGATGCTATTAGAATTGACCAAGTTACTGTAACCGATTCAAATCCTGCTGGTGTTGTTACTTTAACTATTAGAACAAAAATCAATCATGGGTTCTTCCCTGGTCAATATGTTGCTATTACAAACAATGGTTTAAATACGAATTTAAATGGCGTATTTAAAGTAGCAACAATTAGTGCAAACGATCCAAAAGTATTCACTTATGTTGTTCCTCTAACTGCTGCTGGTTTAGGGTTAATCAGTGGGCAGACTTATGCAATTAATACAACTCCTGCTCTTGATGCAAACGCCACTGTACAGGCGGAAGTAGATAGCGTAGAATCAGCATCTCCATACGTCTTCAACGTTTCTATTCGTTCTACCTGGGGTATCTGCGGTATTTGGGCTGATGGTAAGAAAGCCACTGGTTTCAAATCGATGGTTATCGCCCAGTACACAGGTGTTTCGCTACAGAAAGATGACCGTGCGTTTATTCGCTACGATGAGTTTACAAATACTTGGAATGAAGCACCTTTAACAGATGCTTTTGCTACAACTCCTTATCACATCAAGGGTGATGCATACTGGAAGGATGATTGGAGAAACTTCCACGTTCGTGCTTCTGATGACTCCTTCATTCAGAACGTTTCTATCTTCGCTGTAGGTTTTGCTGACCACTTCCTGCTTGAGTCAGGTGGTGACATGTCCATCACCAACTCTAACTCAAATTTTGGTAACACTTCGATGCACTCGAAGGGTTTCAAAGGATTTTCATTCAACCAAGACAAAGGTGGATATATCACTGATATTATCCCACCAAAAGCTCTTTCAAGCTTGAAAATAAACAAGCAAACATATTATACGTTTGATGTTCAATTAACAAGAGCGCCAAGTAATACAACCAAAATGTATATTGGTTCTACTACTGCAAGAGACCCAGAAAACAGACCTGCTGCTACAATTGGTGGATATCGTTTAGGTGCTAAGAGAAACGAAAAAATCTATATCAATATGGATGCTACTTCTGCTAAAGAAGCAGAACTTTCTGTATCTGGTTTCAAAAGATGGTCATCTGTTTTAACAACTTTAAATCCTGCTGGTACTGGATTTGGTGTTGAGTATAATTTACGTCAAGATGCTGCCAATTTAATTGATGCAAACAAAACGTTTATTCAAGCAGAAGCTTTTGGATATATTTTAGAAAAATATCCTTATCTACAAAACCGTCCTTATATCAATCCAAATATCACTTCCGATACTGGTAGATATAGAGATGCTAGCAATCTAATTAAAGCAAACCGCCAAGAAATCATTGATTATGCATTTAATCAAATGAAGGTTGCTTATCCATCATTTACTGTTCCTGGTAATCAGGACCAGAAGTGCAAGCGAGATATTGGTTATATTGTCGATGCTATTGCTGCTGACCTATACGATGGTGGCAACTCTCATATGGTAGATGCTACCAAAGCATATTTTGACAATTCTGGTGCTCCTTTAACAAATGGTTTACTTGGAGAAGAATCGCAATCAGTGTTTGCGTTCAATCGCACAAGGGATTGGTGTAAGAAAGCGATTTCCAATCTTCTTTCAAATAAATCACTATTAAGCGTTACTTCTCTTACTGCTTCTGGCACTACAATTACTGTAACAACTTCATCTCCTCACAATTTAAAACCAAACGATTATCTAACGATTGGTGGCGCAACTCAAACAGAATATAATGGAAGATATCAAGTTCTTTCTGCTGGTTTAACTGCAACTCAATTTAGATATACATCTTCTTCTGCTCCTTCTATCTCTCCTGCTACTGGAGCATTCTATGTTTCTACAGTAACAATCGACCCCAAAAATGATGACCCTGGTGTAGGAAGATTTAAAGATGCTCTTAATTTAATTAACGGCAATCGTCAAGAAATTATTGATAGAGCGTTTGCTGAAGTTTCTCTTCAGTATAATGAAACCGCTTGGGGAACAAACTGGGTAACTCCTGGTGATAGCGCATCTGCTGCATATAATAGATTTAGAGATGCATATCGTCTCATTCAACAAAATAGAGAAGAAATCAGAGATAGAGCTTTACTTGCTCTTGCTACTGCATATGATGAATCTGCATGGGGAACAAACTGGACATTCCCTGGAGATACTCCAACTCAATCGTATTCAAGGTATTGGGATGCAGTTCGTCTAATTCAAAAAAATAAGCAAATCATTATTGAAACTGCATATGCTACCGTTGTAGCAAATCCACCTTCTCCAGCACCTAGCAACATGCTAAGCAAGTGCAAGAGGGACCTTGGATATTTCATCGATGCAGTTTGCATGGATATTGAAGCAATTGGTGCTAACAGATATACTCGTAAGTTTGTACAACAGTACTTCACTGGAAATACTACTCTTTTAACCAATGGGTTGTTTGGTGAAGTATCTCAATCAATCACTGCTTTTAACAAAGCGCGTGATGCAATGAAAGCAGCAATTACCAATACTCTTGGTAGTTTTGCTGGAGTTGTAACTTCATCTCCTGCTGGTGGAACATGGCAAGATGGAACTTCAGGAAGTAAAACAGTTTACACTGATCTTACAATTACTTCTGGTCCCGCCACGTATAACGGTGGTGGTGGAAATATTGCAAATAATAATTCTGCTGCTTGTGCTGATGTAAGATCTGCAGTTGATACTCTTGCTGCAATTGTTTCTTCAACTTTAACTGCTGTTGATTTGGGAACACTTCCTGCGGTTAATAATGGAACTTTATGGCAATCGGGTGCTATTAAGTGTCTACGTGACCTAGGATATTTTATTGATGCTGTTTCACTTGATATTGCTCAAGGCGGTGGAAATAAGTATTCACGTAAATTTGTACAACAATACTTCACAAATACTACTACTCCACTTGTTAATGGATTAGCAGGTGAAGAAGTGCAATCTGTAATTATGTTTAATGCTTCCCGTGATGCGATGAAGAAGGCATTAACAAATCAACTCTATGCAAAGGATTTAACACTTTCTGCTGGTCCTGCTACTTATGGTGGCGGAGGTGGAAACATCTCTGTTGATCAATCAGGTAACGGTGCTTCTTGTGCAGATGTTCAAAGTGCAGTAGATACTTTATCGGCATTAATCACTACAACAATTACTGCTGGTGATTTAACTGGACTTCCTGCAGAAACTAGTGCTAGCTTGCCTGCTGGAGAAACTAAGTGCAAACGTGACCTTGGATATATTGTTGATTCTGTTGCACAAGATTTATTCTGGGGAGGCAATGAATTTGTTGTAACTGCAGTAAGAGAGTATTTTACAAATGCTGGCACTTTAACAACAAATGGTCTTTCTGGTGAAATCACTCAATCTGTAATTGCATTTAACCAAGCAAAAGAACAAGTAAAAAAAGCAATCACAAATCAACTTTATTATAAAAATCTTGCAATTTCTGCTGGTGGTTCTACATATGGTTCATCGCCATCTCAACCAGTATCACAGTCAGGTAATGCATCTTCTTGTGTTGATGTACAAGCAGCAGTAGATAGTTTGTTTGGAATTGTTTCTTCAACTCTTAATGCTGGTTCCTTATCTGCTCTCCCAGCAGTAAATAATGGTCAGTGGGATTGTGCAAATGTAAGAGAAACAATTGATACTCTTACTTCAATCATCACCACATCTATTACGAATGGTAATCTATCAAGTCTTCCAGCAAGAAATCTTGGTCCTTGGTCTCAAGTAAGTGATGCAAGTAAGTGTAAGAGAGATATTGGATACATCATTGAAGGATTTACCACTGATTTGCGTGTAGGTGGCAATGAAAGCACAATTAATGCTGCTGAAGCATATTATGTGGGAACAAACCTAACATATATCAATAATGAAACTCCAGAAACATTAGATGCTTACAGTTATGTAAGAGATTTGGCGATTTCTTCAATGAGAAATCATAACACATATCTAAGTGGAGTGCAAACCACAAACAATTCTCCAATCATTACTGTTCCAAGTACAGTTGGTTTAGTAATTGGTATGAAAGTAAGAAGTGTTGATGCAGTTCCAGCATCTCCAACTTCGGTAATTAACTTCACCTCTACTATTCCTGATGGTGCATACATCAAGAGAATTGGTGACGGAACCAATGGTTTGTCGGCTAATCAAATTGAATTGGGTGCATACGAAAGCAAATTTAATATTGGTAATACAGTTAATGCTACTGCTTCTTCCAGCACAGTTAAGATTTTTGTTGAATTAACAAATGGTATTTGGTCAACCACATTAAATCCATCAACAGATAGTACAGTTATTCAAGATTATAATTATTCTGCTGCTGGAGACCCTGCTACAGGCGCTCCTGGTGGGGAATGTGCATCAGTTGCCAGCACATTGGTCAACTACTTCTCAATTATTTCTACCATTTTAAACAGTGGAGTTGGTTCAGTTCCTAGAGTTGCAGGCACTTCAAGCACAGGTGCTCTTGCTCAAAGAGCTACTCTATTTACATTAACAGAAAATGATAGCAATGGATTACCAACAACAAATCCACACCAATTAGAAACTGGAACTCCTGTAAGACTTGTTCCAAGAGCAAAACCTGGAACTACAGTAGACAAGAGATTAATTAGATTACCAAAAGGATTTGATACAAATACTGTTTATTATGCCATAGCACCAGGCAGAAAAACAGACCCATATGATTATTCAAGTGGTGGATTTGCTTCGTCAAATCAACAAAACCTATTGCTTGCTACAAGTGAAGAAAATGCTGCAGCAGGTATTTTCATCTACTCGCCAGAAACAAATTCAGTTGATGATAATGTTGAAATTGATGTTTATCAATATGTTCTAGATTTGCAATATGATTTATTACAATATCAAACGAGATTAACAGTAGGAAGCAGCAGTCTATTAGAAACTGATAGACCACATAATTTTGATATTCCTTCAAACAACGTTGTTCCTCAAACAGTATTCTTTAGAGTAGGAACTGATATTCCTGGTTCTAGCTTACCCACTTTATCTTCTACGTTTGGTGGAACAACGGTTTCTTCTAAAGTTCTATTCTATGTTCGTTATGTAGATAGTAAGCATTTTACTGTTCACCAAACGTTTGCTGATGCAAGAGACAATCTCAACCCAGTTACATTCCAAGCTGGAAGCACTTCAGTATTCTACACATTTGCAAACAAAAAGAGATCGCCACTCAGATACGACCCTGCAATTGGAACAGATTCAACTGATGGTTGCTGGTATATTGATACATTAAGCACTGGAAATACAATTATCCCAAGAACAAAACAAGCAGATTATGCAAGCAGAATTAGAACAGCTGATTCTTATTACACAAGAATCGATGATAGTAGAAGTGACGTAGATAGAATTTATAGATTACGTTATGTAATTCCTAAAAATACAAAAGTAGCAAGAGATCCTCTACGTGGATTTGTTCTCAAAGTGAGAACAGATGAAAAGAGAAGACTTTTACCACAAAAAATTCTTCTAAAACCAACCACAACTGGTGCTGACACAGCAACATTCTTTGCTCCTAATACTGGGGAAAGGCTTGGTTTAACAACAACGGAATTGAAGACTTTAAATCCAAACTTTACTGGTTCTACATATGATCCATCTCCTGCTGGCAATCCAAAGAGAGTAGAAACAGATTCTAAGATTGCATTTACTATTCAATCTGCAAGAAAGAAAACCATTAACACCAAAAATTATCTAGAATTAACGGTATTTGATGTTGGTGTTGATGCAGAAGCATATAAAACCAAAATCTTCACTACTGTTAAAGTTACAGTTCCTCAGGGAGGTACTGGTTCATTTGTTTCTGGTATACCAATTTCAAATAATACAAATGCTATTACTTGGGATGGCAATTCTAGTGGGTCTGCTTATGTTCATGCCTACTTCTCATATGATAACCAGTATTACCTAATTCTTAAAGATATTTCTGGTAATTCTGTAATTTCTTACGATTCTGAAACTCCAACGGTATTTACGCAAGGAGCAGTAACTGCAGTATTACAAGAACCAGCAAATGGTGATAGAGATAGCCTATTGATTAATCCATATGTTGTTGAGGGAGCAAATGTTTATACAATGACTCCTGGTGATACATTAACTGATGATAGTGGAATTTCATACACAATTGCTTCGGTAACTGATGTTTCTAACTTTGATAATACCTACTATATCTTTGATATAGAAACTCTTCGTAGAAGAATTCCTGGACAACAAGATGGTGTTTACTACTTAACTTGCTTGCGTGGTGATATTCGTCCATATCCTACTGGTTCTGGAGTTGGTGAAAACTTTAGAAACTTTAAATTCTCGCAACCAGTTTCTAAACTGTATCCAGAATTTTATGCAAATGACCCAGAATGGTATAAAGGAATTGATGGAACAACAACGACGTTGTTAGATCCACCACCAACAGTTTCTGCTGCTGATAACTACGTTCATGGTTTAGTTACAGTTAATGATTCAAAAAATAGTGTAACCAAAGAGACAGTTCTTGACTTGATTCAAGATGCTGCTCTTGGTGGTTATCGTTATCAAGGAACTAATGCTATTCAAGCACAATCAGGAAGTGCATCTGCTGGTTCAGAATCAAGAAAAATTGCAATTTCTGGAGATTCTCAATATCCAACAGATGGAAAAATTTATGTAGAACTTCGTCGTCCATCTATTTCTCGTTCTGGTAACCACACGTTTGAATACTTAGGTTTCGGTCCTGGTAACTATTCAACTGGTTTCCCAGCAAGACAAGAAATCGTTCTTTCTGATATTCAGGATTTCTATGCTCAAGCTAAGAGAGAAGATGGTGGTATTGTATTCTACACAGGTCTAAACTCTAACGGTGACCTTTATATTGGTAATCGTAAGATTAATGCTATCACAGGTCAAGAAACATTCTTAGAAGCTGCTACATTAGTTACTAGTGCCGATAAAAATGATGTTGTTGGTGGTATTGTCACAACATTTGATACTGCGGTAACATTTAATCAAATTATTACAGTTAATGGTGCATCGGGGACACAAGAAAGTTTCTTCAATTCTCCTGTTGTAATTAGCAGTCCAACTGCTTTTGGTGTTGTCGAAAACTTCCCAGCATTTAAGATTGTAACTGGTCTTGGTTCTGATGTTGGTTATGACCCATATCTAGAAGCAACCATTACAGGACAAAAAACTGGTGATATTATTATTGCACAGAATAGAATTTCTGCTGCTGTATTTGATTTTAATGCTAGAGGATTACAAGATTATAGAATTACTACTGGTTTGTCTAATATTACACCAAATCTTTTAAATACATTTGGTGTAAGTACGGGTGGTCCATCACAACTTCAAAATACTCTTTTTGGAACTAAATATCCTCTTGCTTCTGGAGATATTATTCTTAAAGGTGGTCAAACATTCTTCAGTGGTTCATTGGGGTGGATTTACGCAAGTGATTATATTCGCGTAGAAAATAGAACCAATGGTGGATATTCTACTCAAGTTATTGGTATTCAAGGCAATTCTACAGGTGTCGTTGTAAGATTATATTGGAATACTGGACTTACAAATTCTACTCTTCAAATTACATCTTCTTCTCAAATTAGAATTACTGGAGCAGTAGGTACATTATCAACATTAAATGGAGTTTGGCCTGTCTTTAGTAGTTCTTCACAACCATTTGCAAGTTCTAACTCCTTTGTTGATATCTTAGTAAGTGCTAATTTACCACAATACACTGTTGTTCCTCTTCCAAATAATGGTTATCCTGTTGACCAAACTGCGCAACCTTCAATTGTTATTGAAAGATCAAAAACGGCATTTAAAGAATTTGGTGTTCTTGGTTCAGAATCAATCAGAACTGAAACAGAAACAATTGGTGATTATAAGTTGGGCATCAATACTGTTGCTCGCTCACCACATTCTGCATATCAAACAGCATTTGTTTCTACAGAAACAACACCAAGAGCAAACTTAGATGTTGTTGGTAATACATTTATTAGTGGTAAATCAATTCTTAATTACCTTAATGAATCTAGCACAACTAAGACTCAAACAAACTTAGATAATGCCTTCCTAGTTGGTGGAGATAGCGCAACACCAAATAATGCTGCTGTCTTTAGAATTGCAACTACAAATAGCGGTAGAGTTGGTATTAATGCTACAAATGCTCAACTAGACAAAGCATTTGTTGTTATTGGTCAGGCAAGAATTAGCGATGATGTTCTGTTCCAGGGTGACCTAGAAGTTGATGGTGGTGATATTACAACCACTTCTACTTCATTTAATTTACTCAATCAAAGCACGTTAACTGGAACATTGAATGTTTCAAACTATGCTGCTACAATTAATATTGGTAATACTATCACTACAGCACAAACTGTTAATATTGGTAATGCTTCCACTAATAGTGTTATTAATATTGGTGCTACTCCTGTTACAAACACAAATATTTCACAAGTTACAATTGGTGGAGCATTTGGCAACAATGGAACAAATAGTTCCACTACAATTAATACTAGATTAACAAACATTGCTGGTAATTTATTAATTGGTAGTAGATTAACGGGTTCTGAAACATTGAACGTTGGTTCTAATGCTGGTACAGTTAATTTCCTCGAAGGTGTTAATACTGTTAGATTTGCTCCTACTTCAGTTTCTGTTCTTCTTGGTGGTCAAGGTGGTTCAACAACAATCAGTAATGCGTTACGTGTTGATGCCTCAATTACAGCAAATGGTAATATTACTCTTAATGGTGGTTTAAGTTCATACAACTTTGACGGACAAAGAGCACAGTTTGGTACAACAATTGGTGCTCACACAGGAACTCCATCTGGATTACCAGCACAAAATAACATTGATATTATTAGAGTTATAACTGGAACATCTACAAATGCAACATTTTACACAAATTCTATTGATACTGCTGGTGCTGGTGATTGGGGTAGTGCGTCTTCTTATAGAGATGCTACAATCATTACTGGTGCATCCGATGCTCCTACAACTTTACCACCTTTAACAAATCCTAAGTGGTATTACTTACCATTAAATACTGCTCCAACTTATGGAATTAATGACTATCTAATCATAAGAGATAGCAACACAGGTAAATTCTTTGAATTGGTTAGAGTTGTTTCTACACCAAGAACAAATTATGCTCCATATTACATTGTCGTTGAAAGACAACCTGCTCTTGGAACTACTCTCAACTCTACGTTCCTACCACTTACAAATCATGCTCAGGGTGTTTCTGTTGTTAAAGCAACAATTAACTTCCGCGCCACATGGTTAACAAATAACTTAGATACAACTCCTCCAAACGACCCAGTATCTCTTGCGGAATTTGGTGGTGGATTGAGTACTGGTGATTTTGTTATTGTTGATAGAAATGATGCTGGAACAACAGGAGAAATTATTAGAATTAATTCTTCATCTGGTTCTACAGAAAGAAAACTTTATGTCAATAATGGTGCTGGTTCAAATGTACTTGAAGTTGGTTCAATTAATGGAACAACCATTGTAGGAAATCCAAACTTCACAACTCTTTCTGGAAGCATAACAACATATGGCAATGTAAATCTTTATACAAGAAGTGATGGAAATTCTTCCAATAATAAAATATCTGCATATAATGATGTTGAAATTAATGGAGTTACATTCCCAACTTTATCATTTGACCCATATTACGGGGATTTAACTCTTGGCAGTAAATATGCAAGTTTATTTGTAGTAAGAGCTGCATTAGGTAGTTCTGCTGCTGCACATACTACTTCAACACCAGTATATGTTTATGAACAGGATCCGCTTTCAATACAATCGTATGGTCCTTTCACTACTACTAGATTAGGAATTGACACATCAAATACGATTGGATATACTCTACCAATTCAAGGAAATGCAAATGCTTTCCAAAAAGGAGATTTGATTGCAGTAGGACTCATTGCTAATATTCCAGCAGCAGTTGGTGCTACTAATTTTGAGATTATGAGAGTTACTGGCGACCCAATCACTACTGCTGGTGCTCAAGCTTTACCGATTGGTTTGACAGCAGATTATCCATCTGGTGGTAGGGGACAAGAAGGAACAACTGCTAGAGCGTTTGCTAATAATCAATACGTTGTTAAAATTAATAAAAAAACAGCAACAACAACTCTGTTAAAAGCACTTTCTGCTTCAGAACCAGTAGTAGAATCTCCAAATACTAATTCAAACAAAATTAGAATTGTTCTTGCAAATGGAGATTTAATACGAACAAAACTAGATTATTACGATTTAATTAGAATTGATAACGAATTCTTTATTCCAGATTCGAAAGCTGGTTCCGTGGCAGGTCAACCAATTATCATCGCTAAAGAATACTATGGTGGTGGTAAAATTACTACCAATGATAGCGTTGTAATTAATAGTGGTAGTCTAGCAATGTATGGTAGTGATTCATCTACCTTAATATTTGGTGTTGCAAATGATGACGGTCACGCTGGTGATGGAAGTATTGAGGATGTAAATCTTGGTCTTGGTGGTGGATTATATTTAAAAGGAACCGCTAAGATTCATGGAGATATTCAATTATTCCCAGACCAATGTATTGAAAACGGTAGACTTACCACTTGCACAACTAAATTTGAAGTCGCTGGTATTGATGGAACGACGAGGGTTGGCGCTAAATTGACAGTTACTGGTCAAGTAAGAGCATCTGCTGACTCTGCGCTTGCGGTATTGGATATACAAAACCTTGGTTCTGCGGGTACAAATACTACTGGACCAAAATCATTTACCATGTATCAAGATGGTTCAATTGATGCGTTTGGTATTAAAAAATGGTGGAATGCCAATGGTGGTAGAAGATGGACATATGTTTCGACATCAAATGCTGTTGGAAATGAGTTGCTTCCAAATGGAAATTATCTTGTTAACATGCCTTCTTCTGGTAATGTTGTTCTTTACTTACCTCCTTCTTCTATTTGTCAAACTGGTGACATGGTAAGATTTGTTGAAATAAGTGGAAGATTAACATATAATACAAGTTTAATTATTCGTGCTAGCAAAAATGGAACCGATCCTGTGCCTATTCAGGGAGATACTGCAGGAACCAAGGCAGATTCTGGCACTTCAGTGAGAACAACAGCATGGGATAGTGGAGAACTTATAGTTCAAACAAGAAATGCTGCATTTGGATTGCTTTATGTTGGAAGTGTAGATGCTTATAATGATCCTACAGCAAGTGCAATTCCTTCTTCAGTCAGAGGCTGGTGGTTAGTGGAGCTATAATCCATGGCAAATTATAACACTATTAAAACTATGAAACATAGCCAGATTGGCACAATCATGGCTTGGACTGGCGATTCTTCTACAGGATTTACTGCTGCTAATATTCCTAAAGGATGGATATTATGTGATGGGAAACAATATGCTGCGTCACAGTATCCGTTATTGGCATCTATAATTGGAATTACTTATGGTGGTAATAACGACTTACCATTTGCTGGTTCATTTCCAGAATATAAAGATCCCACAACCAATCAATCAGATACGTTTAGGGTTCCTGATTTAACAGCAAAAGCTATGATGGACATGAATAGTGAATATTTAAGTGATTCCAGATATTATGCGGGGCAATCAGATGCGTTATCTCAAGTTGGTTCTTTATTTTCTAGAACAGGGAATGAAGTAACAATTAATTCTATTGTTTCTTCTGATACTGATTTGGATTTTTCTATTAGTGGAAATACTTATATTGGTAAATTTACAATGATTTCTGGTTCAACAACTACTGCTAACACATTAAATCCTGCTGCATATCAATCAACTACTTATGTAATTCCTAGGAAATTAGGGCAGAATCATATGCCTTCTCATACACATAGAGCATCATCAACGACCGAATATCAATCTGCAACATCTGCATCTAATGTTGCAACTTTTCAGGCACCAAATGTGGTTACATCTGGTAGATTAGATGAGGGATGTGGAAGAACAACACCAGGATTTAATCAAATAGATATAGCAAATGCTAATGCTCATCCTTGGACTGGTGGAAGAGCATCAATTACATATTATGATCCAAATACTTTAGTATTAACCGATAGATTTTATGATTTTCCAAGTAATATGAGTGCTATTCCAGGAACTGGATATAATTATCTTAATGATGGAGTAGCTGATGGTAATTTACCACTTATGAACATTGCGGGCGATAACAGTGGACAAGTTACTGCATTAACTGGTATTACCCCCGCCACTACACACGCTGAACCAACATGGACAGGATCCTTTCCCATTCCAGCAACAGTTGCAAATCGTAAAAATTATGCTGGAAACGTAAGTCCAAATTCTTTCACTCCTATAAGTACAACTGCAACTGGAGCTAGTGGAGTTGTTACATTGACTTTGGCTAGCAGTACAGATATGACCAACATCAAACCAAAAATGTTTGTATATACAACCCCTGGAGGTGGAGGTTTTGGTGGTCTTGCCCGAGGAACTATGGTTACAGATGTAGATAAAGTTGCTAAAACAATTGGTATTTCTCAACCTACAACTGCTGCTTTATCTGGTACAACTATATATTTTAAACAAGGAACATTTCCAACAACTCAAAATAACCCTGTTGGCACTGAAGATCCAGCTAGTTCTTCTTTTGGTTCTCATAATCACGGAAGTGTTGACATACAAATGAATCTTGGTAGCTTAAGACCACCATCTACATTTACAATAAATAATATAAGTTTAGGTGATGTTGCCCCAATTAATTTTTCTAAAGCTTTAAATTTAACAGTAAATAAAGCATGTCCTGCTTTAAACATAGTTTACATTATCAGGGCGTATTAAATGGCATTTTACAACAAAGAAAAACAAAAATTTGGTGCATTAACTGGAACAATTATTGCTTTCCCTAGGCAGTTACTTGATAATGATCCTACTTCTTTAAATGACTCTTCGTGGTTGCCATCTGGTTATTTAAGATGTGATGGTTCTATTTACAATGATACAGATTACCCAAATCTAGCAGAAATTATTGGTACTGGAACAAATTGTAAATTTGTAAGAACTAATTCTTCTGGTGTACCTTTAACAACTTTAAAAAGCAATCAATTTGTTGTTCCAGATCTTGGCTCCAAATATCCAAAACCAGCTACATCAAGTCCTGGTCTTTATGACAATGTAGTTTTAAGAAATTCTCAAAATACTGCTGATGTTTATCGTTCTGGAGTTGGAATTACTGCTTCATCAACTGTGGGAACTTCAGTAACTGTAGATTATAGTGGTAAATTTGTTATCCCGTCACAAACAATTCCTTTAAGAGGAAATCCTGGGTGGACAGTTGCTTCTGCCACTGATTCAGAAACTGTCACATCTTCTCAAATAGCACCACATATGCATTTTAGTTTTACAAATAGATGCAGAATAAAACCCAATAATATAAATGTAGATGGTACTGAACCACAATTTAGTAGAGCTAGTTATTTAACAGGTTCTGTTATTAAACTTAGTGATTGGGGAAATGGAGCTTCTTTAGCTGGTACTCCTTTTAAAAACCAACAAGCATGTTATGCAATTGCAGCTTCTTTTAATTATGCTGGCGATTTTAGTCCTACGCTTGGGTCTCATAATACTAGTTGTACAATTTCTGGATTCCCACTTCCAATTCCTCCATTTTATGTAGATTATTATAATTGTTATAGCAATACTAATTTGAACGGAGATGGCAGTCAATTTATTCCTTATTGTTTAACTCCTAATTCTCTAACTTATGATATTTCGCAAGGTATCAACGGTGTGCCTGGAATAGTAGAAAATAGTTTTCTTTGTTCTCTTGGACTTGCCACTACATTTGGACCACAAACAATGGGTACTGTTAATAGAACAACGGCAGCAACTTATACTAGTGCATCAGCACCACAAGACTGGTTAGGTAGAAGTTTAGTTGATGTTTTGCCTGCAGATCCTAATGCTGGATCGACAAGTGTGTATCCTGGAGTTAATAATATAGTAACAACTACATCTGATTTATATACTACCACTACCGTAGATCTTACCAATCATGCTCACACAATTACTAAAAATATATCATCTCATAATTATGCAATTCAAACTAATGGATTTTTAGTTTCACCTTCAGGAATAAATACCACAGTACAGATAACACCTGATACTGCGGTATCACTAAATTCTGTGTCTTCGCCATTTATTGTAGTAGAGTATTTAATAAAAATATAAATTATGGCAGTTGCACAAAGTCCAAATTATACAGCAGTTTCTCCCAATTATTTGTCCGATAAACAAATAGATACGATGGAGATTGGAACAGTAATTACTGTTCTTCAGGGAGGAGAATCTTCTTCGGCAACAAATGCAACTAATATTAATAGTACATTAAAAAAATGGAATCCTCCATCGTATAATATTGGAACAAATACTTGGACTGCGGGTTATTGGTCTTCTAATGGATTGAATTATTCCCAATCTCCTGCTTCTCAATATGCTGGATATCTTTATTGTGATGGGTCAGAATATAATATCAAAGATTATCCTCATTTATATTTTGTTTTAAAAAATACTTATGGTGGAAGTTCATCTATAACACTTAATAATGTTACATCAGATGGAGCAATTATTCAAGGAACTGTTTCTGGTTCTGAATATATTGTATATTTAAAAACTGATGCATCTGGTGTTCAAGTTATTCCTTATGATACCATTGTTGTTTTTACTAGTTTAGGAGCATTTTCTTTTTTAACTAGTAGTGTCAATTATTATTTAAGACTTCCTACAACTGTTCCTCAAACTGCTACAATAGGAACTGAAACTGTATATGCCTATAGATTGACAGATTCAAGCGGAAATAATATTACAGGAGGAGTCAATAAAACAAAAGCACAAATTTTAGCAAGTCTTCCCACTTACAAGTACACAAAAGCTTTTACAATTACTGATTGGCCAATTCTTTTTGGAACATTCAAAGTACCAGATTATAAAGCAAAAAAATTAGTTGGATTTGGACCAGTTTACGGAAGTGGCACGCCAACAATAGGAAATTTAACATTGCAAGTCGGTATAAACGACGAACTTGGTAATTCTATCCCTGGTGGATATGGTGGTTCTTGGTATTTGGATCAGGCTGCACAAAGAAATGAATTTTCTCTTGGTAGAGTTGTTACCACAGGAATGGAAAATGTAATTGAAAATGCAGTTGCCAACGTAACTGGACAAGTTTCAATTACTATTAATTTAGAAGACAAACCTCTTTCTGCTCCACCCGAACATAATCATCTTATTTTCAATTCTCAGGCAAATACTGATTATACTGCTAATTCTGGACAGGGATACGATCCTTACCTTTCTGGATATTCTACAGGAAAAGGAGGTCTAGATTTTTTCTTTCCAACTAATGGAGGAATACAATTATCTCATGCTCATGGTCTTTCATCTACGAGAATTACAGATGCTACAATAGCAACATTTGATAACGATGATTCTGCTGGTATTGGTTCATTGTATGGATCAGCGGGTGGAATTGGTTCATTAACTTTAGTTTCTGCAGGTAGTGGTTATTCTTCTTCTGGGTCTAATGTTTCTGTAACTGGTGGTAGTGGAAGTGGTGCTTTTGTTTCTTGGAGTGGCGGAACAAGTGGTGGATTGCCATCAAGTGTTACTGTTGCTACTGCTGGTTCAGGATATGCCGTTGGAAATGTTTTGACAGTTGCTGGTGGTAGTGGCGGAACATATAGAGTTGCTACAATTGTTCCTTCTGGTTCATATTATGCAGCTGGTAATGCGTTAGGATACTACACAAATGAAGTTATTACTTTGCCAGATTTAGTTAAAACTTTTACTTCTTCTTCAAAAGTAGGTGGAATAACTATTACTACATCAGGAGTTCCAACATATGAAACATTATTTTCTCAAACTTATAACGCATCATCTTCTCCTCAAGTTGTAAGTTATGCTGGATATACATTAGATACCATAACTTTTACTTTATCTGGTGGTGGTGGATCTGGTGGAGGAAGTACTGTAAATGGAAATTCTGGAGGAAGCACTTCACTAACAATTGGAGGTACTACTATTATTGCTGGTGGAGGGGGTGGAGGATTTGCTCCTTCAAGTCCCACAAGTTCAACTGGCGGTGCTGGTGGATCTGCAGGTACAAATACTGCTCCAACGGTGACTGGAATAACTTATACCAATAATGTAAACGGTAGTGCTGGAACTGCAGGTAATGGAGGTCAAGGATGGGCGCAAAATTATAATTTCGGTGCTACCTTAAGAACAGGAGGAGCTGGAGGCACAGGTTTATCAAATTTTGGTACTACTGGAACATCAAAATATTTTTCAATTATATCTGGAGAAATAACGGTAGGAACTTTTACCACAGATATATCTTCTTACTCTGTTGCTGCATCTAATCTAAATTATGCAATAACTTCAGTTTATTACGCATTGAATGGAGGTGGTGGTGGTAATGGTTATGCAGAATCAGATGGTGGGCCAGGAAAATATGTAAAAGTAAGAGCAACACAACAGAGAACTTATGGGTGGACAATTGGTGGTAGAGGTTCTGATGGAAGTTACGGCACCAATAGTCCTTCTGGTGGTGCTGGTGGTGTAATTGCTCCTGGTGGTTCTGGTGGCGGTGGTATCCCAGCTGGCGGGTCTGGCGGTGGCGGCGGCGGCGCTACGTTACTTATTGAACCTTCTCTCAATTACATAGTTGCTTCTGCTGGCGGCGGTGGAGGTGGAGGTGGATACGGTGCCGATGGCGCCAACACACAAAGTATTATTCAAGGACAACCAAATCCAATTAATGATGGTGTTCAGCAAGTTTCTGAAGTTTTATTCGGAAATGGTGGTCAAAGCGGTAATCAATCTGGTTGTCACGGTGGCGGCGGCGGGGACGGCGGTGGTGGAGTTGGTACTTCAAGCCACCCTGCCGCCGCTGGTCGTGGTGGTGCTGGTGGTGGTGCTGGACACGGTGGTGGTTATGGCGGGCAAAGAGGATTAAGTTCTATCAGAACAGATTATGTTTCTCTTGTTTCTTCTGGTG